TCATTCTTTAAAAGAAGAAGTGCTTCAGTTTTAGAAATCGCACCGTCTTTCATTAGTCTGGATAAAAGTTCTATTTTTTCTTTGTGTATTGTTTTGTCCATTATCATCTCATGTTTTTAAATGCTGATCGAGATCGTTTCATTTCAAATGAAGAACGACTTCTTCCAATATTATTAAAAGGACTCACTTTTAATTTATAACTTTTTTGTGAGTTTTCCAAATTTTCGCTGGTATATTCCACTCTTTTCATCATTCCTCTGTTAGATTGTTGCACTTTAGCAAATGCTACTAATGAGCAAAAAGTGACAAGTCTATCCACGTTAAGTCCTTCATGGTAAGCTTGCATCTCTTTTATAATCATGGGATCTGGGATGCGTTCCACCCCATAAGTGGTTTTATATATCTTTCCATCTTCCCCCACCTCCTGGTCAATTTCTTCCATTACAAACTGAATTCCGTAAGAAAGAAGATGTTGTTTAAATAACACTCCTGTGTTTTTCCACCCATATGTCTGATAAACTGTGCTATTAGATCCAAGATCTTTTAGAAATAATATCTGGTCTTTTGGAACTAAATATCTTTGTTTGTGTCTTGATATCATATACTGGATAAAAAGACTCACGTTATTCTCCACTATTGTCCATGCATTGTACCACTCTATTATTTTTTCAAGTCTTTCGTGTGTTTTCATAAGATCATCAAATCTCCCGCACCATGTCGCCACTATCTTATCGTGCTCTATGAAGTTTTCCACCTTTCCAAATCCATCATCTTTAGTCACCTGGATTGCTGTTTTGTACACTATAATTGAGCAGAGAGAGTCTGAGGTGGTGGATTTACCTTCACTTACGGGATCGACACTTGCATAATACATTCCAAACTTAGGATCTTTCACTGGTCTTTCCCATACTACCAATACACTTTCTTTGTTTTCTGAGTTTCTTTTAACAGGAAATTCATTAATGGGAAGTTTACCACTTTCTTTAGCGACAATTTTGTTTGTTGCATCATATTCTAAGTCCAGTAGTTCGTATGGATAAATTTTATCTGCAATTCTTTGTGCTTGTTTTGCAATGTGATGAGGAGGAAATACTGACACTTTTCTTGTAGCAAAAGCTTCTTCTATATTTCGAGGAGACTGAGAAATGGTCAATTGATAAGCTGCTGGTTCTAATTCCCTTTTTAATTTTTCAAATTCTTTCTCAAGAGCTTCTAATGCTTCTGTGACTAATGAGTTTCCATATTTATCTATGTAAGGAGGCATACTCCACTGTTCTGGTATGAAGAGTCCTGTTATTCCAGGTGTACCATCTTTATCTATGAGAGTGGTCTGCACCCCATAAAATCCATTTTCTTCTGGATGCATGATGTATTCTTTCATTGGTTCACACTGATCAAGGTCACCCACTGATCCTGCTGCAATAAATTGTCCTGTAATCATGTGTCCAGATTTCAATGCGGGTTTCATAAATCCGTATGTGTCATCCATTTTGGGTGCGATTCCTGCTTCTTCATGAAAGAAATAAGTAACAGGACCACCCACACCATGTGTTGGGTCTTTTTCAAATGAGTATATATTTATTGTACTTTTTAATCCTTTATATGTATCTCTTCCTCCCATTCTCACTTTAATCTGTTGCTGCCACGATCCCACTTTATCTGGTTCAGCGGGTCTGTACCATGCTGTGTGTTCATTAAGGAAGTTACGGTATTCTGTTAAAAATTTCCAAGATCCTTTTTCATTAATGTAGTCTTTTAGACTCGCTCCCATCTTCAAAACTGCTCCTTCTTCAAATGCCCACTGATTAATAAATTTTGCCATATGAAAGTAAGAAGATGCAATTTGTCGTTTCTTTAGAATTATAGCATGTTTCCAATGTAGTTCTGCGAGTGTTTCATAGAGTGCCATGTGGTACTGAGCATCTCGTATTTTAGCGAAGTCAAATCTTTTTTCTTCTTTATCGTATATGGGAAGAAAGTTTAACCACATGTAGTATTCTCTTGTTATATACCATGTTTTTTGTCCAGAAATGACAATGATTCCATTCCGACATTTATTCTTTTGGTCATCCCAATAAGTTATAAAATCCTTGGTTTTTATGGGTGCACTGCAATAATATCCTTGTTTCTGAAATTTTCTTCCTTCTTGGTTAAATATACTATTAGACACATCATCAAATTGATAAGTTCCAGGTTCTAAAAATAATGGAACCAGAAAATCTCTAAAATCTTCCCTTGTATCAAATTCTGTTGTAGTCCAACCACCATTCCAAGTGGGCACGCTTTTATATGCCATTATAATTTATTTAAAAACTCTTTGTCTTTATCTATTTTAGATATAAGATCTATTAACACTTCTATTCTTGAAGATGATAAAACTCCATCTATTTTATTATTATCCCAATATTGATTATAAAGATCTCTAGGTATTGCGTTCCAGAGATTAGTAAATTCATTAAAATGGAAAATGTAATTATACATATATTTTTGGTTTATCTAATAAAACATTTCTATCTGACTTTTTAAGAATTCTATCTGAAAGTGCTATTAATGTTTCAGTTTTTATCATTGTTATAAGATCTCTTTTATTATCTCTTCTATAAAGTTTATATATTTCTTTAGTTTTGTAATGTTTCATATCAGTAACTTTTTCTTTACAAAATGTAAAAAGTTTTTCTCTATTTACAATAATAAAAAGATCATAATGCTCAAATGCTATATAATCTGCTTCTCCTTTAATCCAACCATCATTACCATGAACATTTAAAAATTCTATCCAATGGATATTAGCACTTTTTGTTTTATCACTTCTGTTTTCTCTTTTCATTCCTTTTACATCCACTTTAACACCTTTATTCACTACAATATCAAAATGCTTAAAAATGTCTTCTTTTGTTGATGCAATTCTATATGCGTCAAATAATAATGAAAATTCTCTTTCTGATTTTGTTTTAAACATAATATTAAATTTATTGATCATACGCCAAGCTCTGTCCCCCTCTCACTTGACTTTGTTGTTCTTCTTCAAGGTCTTTTAATGTTCCTTTAAAAGATTGTCTTATTTGCTCATATTTAGCTGCAGCATTTACTAATGCTGTTATATTTCCATCACGTCCATGTTCGATGTCTGTGGTTTCCATATATTTAGCAAGTCTGTCTAGCATGGATTTGATACCCATATACGCTCTGTATGTGGGAGTTTGATATGCTTTTTCACAAAACTTCATTGCTCGCACAATACAATCTTCGTCTGTGGAAAAATCAGCATCTATTTCTTTTAGAATAAATTCTTCTTTTTCTGTCTCAGGCATATCAAAGAATGGATTAAGATCTGGATTGGGACAAGTCATATAAAATATATAAGTGTATATTTTAGGAGCGTCATCTCCAAAATAATCTATAATTCCTTTTAATGATTCTAATGTGTAGCAGTGTTCAGTGGGAACCACTTTCCCTCCCACTATATCAAAAAGTCTTACCATTTTATTTAGTTTTTATTTTGTCACGGTTGTCTTCTAACCAATGAATAAGAGAAATCACTTCAGATTTTAAATAAGGAAGGTCATATTGTACAATATCTTTTACAACTGGATCTCCATTACTGTCTAATGCAGTGATGGGATTGTCATATTTATCTCTTCCTGCTTCTTCAAATAATATATGATGGATAGTCAACCCACCCACTTTTAATCTTGGGTTGTGTTTTAGTATAATGTACATATAAATCGACAATTGAAGAGCATAATGATTTAAATGACAATCATCTAAATGACTAATTGGTCTGGACATTTTCTGTACTTTTCCTTCCCAATTGGTAAACCCTTCAAGTTTAATCTCTTTGTTTGTTTTATAATCTGTTATAAACACTTCATCATTAACCACTTCTACAAGATCTGACTGTCCACAAATACCTGCTGAATTTAAATAAACTAAATGTTCTGGATATATTCCCTCACCCAGCTTTTGATCAGGGGAATATTTTACTCCCTCAATCTCTTTTGGACGAACAACAGGAATTGTCTTCCCATGTCTTTCCATATCATGAAGATCGCAAATATCTTTTTCACGACAATTATGATACCATGTTCCTAATGTTGTCGCTCTTAATGCTTCGTTTTTCCATGCTGTTTTAATATCTGATGGGGTCATTCCGTACCATTTCGAGTTTCTTTTTTTAGAAGATTTCTCTGCAATAACGTCTGCGTTAAATGGTTGTTTAAATTGTCCAACAAATGATGTTACAGACAACCACTGTTTTTCTTCGTCATTAATACTCGTGTATTTATGATCATGTGCTGTAAACCTTAATATACTCATAATGCTAATTTTTCATTTAATAGATCTTCCTCCTGATCTGATAGTTCTGCGTTCCAATGTCCCAACTCACAACCTGAAGAAAGACTTCTTGTTTTAAATCCAAGACTACACCCACAACCACCCTTTGTCATGTCACAACAAGGACCTGTTCCTATGACCATACATCCCTCTCCTTTCTCATCGTATAAATTCGATGGGCATTCTCTGCATATTTTCATTCTTTCTTCAGCAATCATCTCCACATCTTCCCTCTTAAATATACTATTTGTAATTCCTTCAATTATTTGTCCTTTGGATTTCCAAAGACGTATTAGATTATTTTTTAACATATTTAGTCTTTTTGTGTAGTCTTACAAATTGCTTTCTTTGTTCTTCTTCATCTATTTTCTTTTTTAGAGTTTTTAGCGTGAAGAGATTTTCCACCACTTTATATCTAGCATTTATTAGATGATTTCCTTTTAGTGTGTTTTCTTCCTCCCACTTTTCCAGATTTGTGATCATTGTGTCTAGCTTCCAATGCTTTACATTAAAATCTCCAAGATTTGTCACATGGATCTTTGGGTGTGACATTTCAGAAAGGTTTTTTCTTATATTTTTCCAGTAGTGTTTTACAACATCTTGGACTAAGGATTCTTCTAAATCTAGTTCTTGTGCCACTTCTGGTATTAAAGACTTTGCTTTAAGCGGATTCAAGAGCTAAAAATTTATAATCTAATAAAATATTTCCTTCTGTTATTAGTCCAATGGAGGGATGAGGGTAGATCTGTTTTTTGTTCTTCCCGTCTTTAACTACTAAGTTTTTCTTTTCTAATTTTGCTAAACAGTTTCTCACTGTCTGTACGGAAGAAAAGATTTTAAACTCCTCGTAAGCTTTATTACAAAAACTTGTAAGCTCAGAAGGTCCTTCCTTAGCTAAAAGTGTAAGACAATTAACATCAGAGTCAGACACTGCCACTTTGTTTAAATGGCAGTGTAAGACAACTTGAATCTTTATGGCATCCCAATTAGACATTTTTGCTTTTTTGTCCAGTTGATTAACTATTGCCATCTTTCTTTTCTTTTTTTAATGTTCTAACTGGTGCTTCTTCTTGCTCTTCGCTTTCTTTCCCAGGATTGGTAATTTGAGAAATAAATGCTAATGCTTTTAATTCCTCTGCACGATGCATTGCTAAAGAAGTGTTTAATTCTTGTAATTCCACTTGAAGTTTTTTCACTTCAATTTGCTCGGAAAAGAACGCCATTAATTCTTCTTTTGTAGGAATCTTTTGTTCTGTTTCGTTTGGTTGTGTTGTTGACATATGATTGGTTTATAATGTGTTATGATAAGTTTCCCACTTTTTAAGGAATGTCTTAAAATCTACATCTGTTAAAAAAGTGTCTCCGTCTGATGTATGAATGGTTGTCTTATTAAAAGAGACATGATCAATATCGTCTGTTGTCATTTTTATAGACTTAATAAAAGAAAGATCAATAGCAAATGGTAACCATTTCCCATCATCTTCTTTATTTAATAGTTCGGACATTTCTGGATCTTCTGAGTAGCAGAGTACATTGCAGGTGTAAATCATAAATTGGTCTTTAATATAATATACTTATAAAGTTTAAACTATACAAATTTATATTTTTTATATTTAAAAAACAAATATATATTTATAAATAAAAAAAGTGCATTAAATTAATAATGCACTTTCGGAGGTGAAGACTGGAGTCGAACCAGTGTAAATGCTTTTGCAGAGCATCACCTAAACCCCTCGGTCACTTCACCCTTCTAATCATTGATGGACGATATGTATGTCTAAGTCTATATTGAGCGTCTAATTCTGTCCTATGTATGGGAGTGTCTTTTCCCCCTTTCTTGTACCAAAAGACTAATTCATCTTTGGGAAGGTCATTATTCTCATATACGTCCACTAGTATATCCAGAGTATCAAAGACTGTTCTTTCTGTATTATTTTCCATATCTATTTATTTAAAGATTTTAATCTATCTAATACATCTTGTCCAGTGTGCCCGTCAAAAGGGAATAATGCTTTTTCTGTTTCAGGGATTTTAAACAAATCCCAGTCTTTAGCTTCATAATGATTGCTAATTTGTCCAGAGGGTAACATAGCAACTACAATAAACCAACCCCCACCAAAACATAATTCCCCATCATTATGTCTCCATGATTTATGTACATCAAAATCATTCCAGTGTTTAGCCCACTCATTAAATAATGCGGCATTATACATTTTTCTAAACTCATAAAGTTCATCAAATGTATGATAACCATCTGATAAATGTCCTTTATTTTCCAGTTTATTTATTTCTTCCTGTATATTCATATTCTTTGTTTTATAAGGACAATTGAGACAACCATTGTTACAACAATGTCCCCTTTGTAGTAAAAAATCCCTGCTTAATGGTTTCATTCTCTTCTTTTAATCTATAAGAGTTCCCAAAACCATCAAGAAATATCTGGTCTATTATTTCAGAATTAGCTTCTAAGACCTCTTTATTTAAATATTCTCTTTTATTAAATTCATCCTTAAGAGCTTGTATAAAGTCTTTTTCTAACTGGTCATCAAGAAGTGTACTAAGAAGAGATTTCATATATTAAACTTTTTTCTAATTTGTGTCACTGCATCTGTAATCTGAGAATTTACATCTCTTAAAAACTTAATTAACGCCTTCATATATTTTAGTTTGTTTTAATAATTCATCCATAGAAAAGGTGATTCCCTCACAATCCTTAATAAGCTCCTGTAATAATAATAAGTTTTCCTCTGTAAACCCAAACCTATCAGCTTTAAAATACTCATAAGGAAGATGCTCATCAGTGAGTTCTATCTCAGCTAATTGAAAAGCTAATATCTTTTGAGGAAGAACAGTACAGGTAAATATGACCTCATACTCTTTATCCTTTACCACCCACTTATTCTTAGGTATTTCTTTAGGTCTATTTTTATCATTAATACATATACACTTTACCATAATTTATAATTAAAATTATTACATCCCCCCTCCCCAGGAGCTATGTTCTCCTACCCCCCTCTGTATCTCCCCCCAAAAATAAACTATTTTTTAGAATTTCCAAATATTTTTTTTGTCCAGAAATAATCCCCCCCCCCATAATTACCCC